TTAAACCGAGACACTGCAATCATTAATATTGGATGTAATGTGAGTTAGGCTCGGCTTGGTAAGACATCATTATTGATTATCTACCCCAAGACAAAAAAAGAAAAACATTATTATCAAAATCACGGAGGCATTTATTATGCATACACTAAGAAAACACAATACAACATTATCAAGGCCTGTTTCTATTGAATGGGAGTTCAAAAGTAGAGACGGCTTTTATCAGCTTAAGGATATCATCGATAGTCGATATCCAGAGCTAAAACTAGAAACGGAGCATGCTCACAATCACTATGAATTGAACCTCAAGCATTACTTACCGCTTAATCAATCCATAGAGTTTTGGACAGACTTTGTAAGCCAAGTAGATTGGCATACTCGACTCGATGAGCAATGCGGAATGCATGTCCATATAGATATGGTTGACAAGAC